GTATCTCCGGGCACGACACCGTGGCCACTAATAGGTTGTCCACAAGATAGCTCGAACCATAGTTTGCGCCGCTCCACGCCTGTACCCGCAACAGGCAATCATTCCGATACGCTACGATATAAACGATGCCAGTTTCAACATACATTCCTCCGGTGCAATCCGGCGCCTCAGGGTAACGCTCATACTGGCCATAACCCAGAATGCTGCGCCATTCACACGGCCACGTATCCCCACCGCTAAACAATAGCTGCCATGTGCCGTTTAGTGCGCCTTCCGTTAAAGTCAAGCGACGCGATTGGTAGGAGGGCGGGCCTGCGCTGATGCACGACAACAATTGCAAACCGTCATCGCCGCCATACGGGCCAATCGTACAGTAGATATCGTTTGGCGTACCGGGGCACACGTCGCACGAACCGCAGAGCTTTGGCAACGCGATTTCGGCACAACGATTTGGCAATCGCGACAATGCGCATCGTTCGGGCAGAGGCATTATTCTGCCTCCGTGCAACCGAATGCCGTAAATGTCGGGGAAATACACAGCCAGCCGTTGTATCCATTGGATTGCGAGCGCATGAGAAACACTGTTTCCCCTCCGTACAGCGGTGGCATAGTATTTTGCTCTAGCGTAACAGTCTGGAATGCGTCAGCATCCTCCCCATAGCTCAGCACGGCCGCGCTGAAGGCGTCGCCAATTGCTTCGTTTCCAACAATGAGCTTAACCATAATCCGCGCACCGCTGTACTCCTGGAACTCGGCCGGGTACAACACCTGCCCGCCGTCGCCGTATTTCGCCACGCGCTGGTATTCAGCCATCAGCCTACCCCCTGTCCGGCGCGCAGCGTCACGCGCTGGTGTGCCAGGTCGTACTCGACGGATGTCAACGGGCCGTTGACGTGCGCGGATACATCGCCCGCATCGACCTCGCCGAAGATCGCCCCGAGCATGACGTGCCACGGCTGCAACCACTCTTCGACGATCGTCAGCCGCGCCCGCTCGTACAGAAACCGCGCCGCAGCCCCGACCGCGCGGTGTGCCAGTTGCGCGCGGTCGTCACGGATGTACATGAGCGCCCCCGGCGCTTGCAGGACTGTGCCATCGGTGTCGATGCCGATCACCGCGTTGGGCGCCACGGCGTGCAGGGCGTACTGCGGATAACGGAGCACCTTCGTGCGGTTCTCGCCGCTCTGCTGCCCGGTTGGCCGTTGCAGCCCGACCCGCAGCTTGCCGTCGCACACGATCGCGATGGTGGCCGTCAACTTCTCCCAGGCGACCATCTGTTCAGCGCGCTCGACGCGGCTATCCCCCGCGCCGCTGAACGTGCCCCGCGCAAAACCGTGGTTCGGCGACGACCGGAGGCGGAACCCCCAATTATCCGGTAGCGACATGACGCTGGCGGATATCTTGCCCACATCGCACAGCGCGTCCGCGGGCACGAACTTGTCCAGGTCCTCGTCGTACGCGATGACGAACGGCGGGCGCACATCCGCCAGTTCGTCCACATCGCTGGGCGGGTCCGTTGTGTAATCGCCACCGTACCGCAGCGGCAGGCGCGGCGCCGTGCTGCGCTCCAGGTCTTGCGGCGCATCATCCGGGGCCGTATCGATCGAGCCGTCCAGGTTGACGACCGGCGTGGTGATCTCCGTCGCGCGGTCCACCACGAACCGCTGAAACACGTCCGCAAATTCATCTTGCGCACGATAGGCGTCCTTTTCTTCGAGCGTATCGCCGGCCGAGTCGATATACGTCGCTTGCAGTGCACTGTCCCACCCGGCCGCGAGCGCCACGCTGGTCCCGTACCCGATCGACGTCACGAACTGGATCGGCTGCCCGGTCAGGATCACGCGGTCGAACTGCTGCGACTTGTCCACGTCCAGCGTCGCGGTCACGAGGTTGCTGTGCGCCGCGTCGTAGTAACCGAGGTATTCGTCGGCTGCGAAGTCGTACACTTCGCCCTCCAGGTCAAACTGCGCCTCGGCGGCCGGCAGCGCAACGATCCGCACGGCGAACCCGGTGATAGCGCCGTCCCCGTCGTACACATCCTCCACGTACCAGTCCACGCCGATTTCCGTGGGCACGATGCGGGCCATCAGTTGCGCCACGTTCTCGGCGGCGCGCATCGGCACGACTTCGTAGTCCACCTGCTGCAACAGGTCCGTCCGCCCGGTGATCTCCCAGGTGGGTCCGTCCCACTGCGCAACGTGCTGCGCCAGCAGGTATTCGAGCATTTGCAGCCGCGACCACCGTGCCCGCCCGCCGAACAGATGGCTGGCGCCGGAGCCCGGCTTGTGCGGCGTCCGATTGCCGACGATCCAGCCGCGTTCGTTCCGTCGGTTGAACCCGTCCATGCGCGCCAGTTCGATTTGCGTATTGTCCGCGCTGAGCCACTGCGTCGTGTCGAAATTGATCGTCTCGAGTGTGCGCCCGGCCCCCTTGGCCACCCAGCGCTGCACGCCGCTCGGCGTGGTGGTGCCTTCGTTCGCCCCGCCGACGCGCTCGACCTGATTGTCGAAGCGCCCGACAAAGATCGGCGTGACCTCTTCGCCGTCCACGAGCAGCACGCGCACCCACCAGCCGGTCGTGTCCCACGGTGCGCGGTACGCAAAGTCGGTTTCCCACGGCTCTTTGATAGGCCCGAACTCGCGGTGAAAGTCCGCGCGGTCGCCGCCGACACTCGCCAGGTGCCGCACGGCGCGCGTGCACACCAGCGTCCGCTCTTCCTCCCAATCGTCCGCCCAGGTTGATTTCGTCTCGACGACGACCGCGATCCGCTCCGCGTCCTCTTCGTGGTCCGGGATACCGTCATCGTCCCAGTCGTCGTTCTTCTGCACCACGTAACCGTGCGGGACGATCGGGTCGGACGTGCTCGGGTTGTAGGGCATCAGAGAATCCCTCCCGGCTTTCCCAGTTTTGCGTATCCGACCTCGGCACACGCATCCTCGGCCACCACGCTCTGGTCGGTAAGCGTATCGCAATCGACCGCGGCGGCGGCGACGGTGCGGCGTGTGCGCACGGCCACCTTGACGGTCGTGCCATCGGCCTGGGCGGGCAATGCCTTGGCGAGGCGCGCCACCCCCTTCGCGAACGTCATGGTCTCGGTGTAGTCCGGCGCTGTGCCGGTGTCCGGGTCACTGCCGTCGGTCGTATACCAGATGGCCCAATGCGTCGCGGCCGTCTCCGCGTTCGCGTCGCGCGGCTTGTGGTAGATGGCCTTGACGATCACCACGCCGTCGGCGTCTGGCGCCATCCAGAACCGCGCGGGCTTGCGTTGTCGGGCGGGGAGTTTCGCGCCGCTGTCGATTTCGATGCGGGTCGGGACCACGAGCCCCGACTCGTTGATGCCATCGGTGTACGTCACGCCCACGCGATAGTCGGCGTCCGCGCTTTTGAAATTGAACGTCGGCGTCCACGGCACGCTCGCATTCGTGTCGCGCACCGTATCCCGCCCCGGTTCCGGCGTGCGGCCGTCTTCGTAGTAGAGCCGGTAGCCGGCCGCGTTGAAGATGCGATAGAGCCCGCGCACGGTCGCGTGCGCCCGCCCGCCTTCGCTGTCGTCCCACGCGCAACGCAACACAATGGGCCGCGCCGGGTGCGCCGCCTGCCCCGCCGCGATGGTCCGCTGCACGTACACGGCCTGGGTCGCGTCCGCGGCCAAGTTGACGGTCCCGAACGCGGCTTGCGCCGGGAGGTCCCCGCGCGGCGTCACCCACGAATCGCCGGCGCTCTTGCGGATTTCAATGTCCTCGCACGCGGCCGGCACCCACACGGTCAGGTTGTTCATCGTGGCGCCGGATTCGTTCTTGACGAGAATTGACCAGTCGGCCGTATTCCCCGCCGCCGCCTGTGCGGCCGTGATGTCCGCGCTGCATAACGCAGTATCGATCGCATCGGTGAGCATGATGCGTTGAATGAGCGGGCCGGCCGAGAGTTGCGCGGCCGTCACCGTGACCGTCACCCAGCGGTCGGGGTCCGTCCCGCCGAGCGTGAACGTCCCGCCGGCCGACACATCCACCGCGGTCCCGAACGTGCGCCCCGGCGGGCACCATGACAGCGACGTTCCGGCGGGTGACAGTTTGAGGTAGCCGCGCCCCGGCCCGTTGCGGCCGGCCACCGCGTCGAGCGCCACGCCGGGCAGTCCGCCGCGCGCGACCAGACTGGTGAGGTCCGCGCTGTCGCCGCTGTCGCGCCACGTCAGGTTTACGCCGTCGATGCGTGCCATCTAACTCGCCGCCGCAATCGTGACCTGCCCCGTACCGTCGTCGTAGGTCAACGTAACATCCGGCCAGGCCGGTTTGCACACGATGTATGCGGGGCCGTACGTCGCCGCCGTGCCCTCGTTGCCTGCCCGTGTGCGCGGCGTGACGCGGAACCAGTAGTAGGTCAACGTCGTCAGCCGCGGCGTCCGCTGCGCGAAGTGGCTGCGCCCGTCGTCGCGCACGGTCGCGAACGTAGTCCAGTCCTCGGCCCCCGGCGTGCTCTGCCCGGTCGCGTACGCACACACGTATTCGTAGGCGTTCGTGACAGTCGGCCATGCGATGGTGCGGTACGCCGGTGCGGACAGGGGTGGTTGACGTCGCGGATCGTGGTCGAAGTAGCGCACGCACCGCGCGACGAGCTTGGCCCCGTCCGCGTCCGAGATGCGCGTATAGATGTACGCCTCCGTGTTCGGCCCGGCCAGGTGTTCCCCGTCGCGATACCAGTGCCAGTGTCCCCCGCTGCGCGAAGCGGTGGCCGTGACTTTGCGGAGCGTGCCGTAGTCTGTGACGGTGTAGCCGGTCACGCGGCGGGGCGCATGCACATTGTTCATGTCCTGGCCGTCGCCGAAACGGAAGATGTTGCGTGCCTTGCGGGTCATGTGCGGCCCTACGGTTCGTCGCGGCTGAGCGGGGCATACATGGTGCGCGACCCGCCGTCGATGGTCGCGACGATCTTCGCTTTCAGCGGTTCGCCACGGGTGATCCGTTCGGCGCCGGTGGCCGCATAGCGCAGCCAGCCGGAGCCCGCGGCCTGTGGCGTCAACGTCTGCGCGTTGATGAGCGTGGACCAGTCGCCATCATCGTCGTGGTACACCGTGATCGTTGGCGACGTGACGCCCGCGGTCAGCAGGGCGCCGTTCTTGTAGATGAGGACCAGCCAGATATCCGTGGCCGTGGTCGCGTTGTCATCGATGCCGACCTGCACCTTGACGTCGTAGTAATCGCTCTGCACTTCGCTGGTCACGGTGTCGAGCTGGTCGGACAGTGTTTCCAGTGTATCGGCGTCGGCGCCCACACGGGCGATCTGTGTGCTGCCGGAGTCAGCCGACGCTACCGGGAACGCGCTGGACTCGTCGTACTTCGCGCTGGTAATGCAGTCATCGCCGAGCGTCTTGGCGTTGACATCCAGTGACGCCGACAGGTCCTGCGCGTCGGTCGAGATGAGTGGTTTGCCGTCGCTGCCGAGCGTGGGCTGCGTGTACACAATCGCCGGGTCGATCCGCACGTCGGACGTGCTGCTCACCGCCGCGACTACGATGAGGTTGGCGTTGGTCTCGGCCTGCGTCAAATCGAACAGGTAGACGCCCGGCGCATCGGTCGCGTCGAGTTCGGTCGGGTTCGTGTCGTCCGTGGCCGCGCACGCCGCGCCGTCTTTGGCAATCTGCGCCGTGATATTCGCGGCGTCGCCCGTGACGGGGTCGCCGTCCACGGCGTCGTAGGCATAGACCGCGAGTTTCTGGGATGCTGTGTTTTTATACACGTTGCACTCTCCGCACCGGCGCCCGCAATACGCGGCCGAGGGCGCCCATGTCCACCTGTCCGTCGTACCCGTCGCCGCTGCCCGGCAGCCGGAGCGGGAAGCCCGTCGCGTTCCCGAGCGCGTCGTGCGGCGGGCGATAGTCCGCGTTGGCGTAGTCGCGCACCACGAGTTCACTGCCGGCGACGACCTGGTCGTTGCCGCCCAGCATGTCGATGCTGCTGTGCCAGTTGGCCGTCGTGTTGCTCTTGTACGTGTTGAAGTCCCAGCGCCGCAGTTGGCAGGCCGCGCCGCCGCCGGCCCGCACGCCATACCCGCAGTAGGCGAAGATGTTGTTCAGCGCCACCGACGAACACATGAGGTCGGCCGTTGTACCGCCGGCGCCGATGTCGCACGCGAAAATGTTGCTTTTCTTGATGACGATATTCCCGCCGTTCATCTGCACGCCGTAGTAACCGTCTTTCGCGCTACACGAGTCCACGGTGACGTGGTAGTTCACAAAGTAGCACGCGCCCGACCAGGTGCCGCTCGACGCCCCCCGCGCGAGGCACCCCAGCGCGCCGCAGTAGTTGCCGATGTAGAACAGCACATTGCCGGTAGACGCCGCCGCGTTTTCCAGTTCCGCCGCACACATAATCGCGTGGTTGTATGCGCCCGTCAGATTGAAAATATCGAGCGACGCCGAGGTGCTGGTCGTGTAGCCGCGGCAGCCGATGAGGTTGCAGTAACTGCCGGCCACGTCAAAGACGCGCGTGGCGGTCGTGCTCTCGGCGTTGAGGCCGATCACGTCCACATGGTCGGCCGGAATGTTGATTTTGCCGCTCGTGAAATCCACGTCCGCGCGGGTCACGTTCGAGAACGGATTGAGGTCGTCGGGGCTGCTGGCATACGTTTGGATCGTCAGCCGGATCGCCGCCGACCAGTCACTGCTCAGGTCGCAGGTGGTGGCGTTCTCGGCGTAGGCCGACGCCTCGGCCTTGACGTTGATACGGGGCGCGTCCACGCCGGCCGGCCAGTTCGCGGCCCCGTACTGGTCGAGCAGGTCGCACGCGCTGCTGAGCGTATCCCAGTAGCCGCCGACCTTGACGGTTTTCGACGCGCCCGCCGTGCAGTTGCGGTCCACGGTGACATCGGTGCCGGACTTGGCCTGGATGCGCCGGAACTCCTTGACGCCGCCGGTGTCCCAGCACAGCCAGTCGCCGACTGCGGCCGTGCCCCAGTTGCTGCCGCTGTTATCCACGATGGTCGTCAAGGCCCCGGCGTTGACGGTCGCGTTGGCGGTGATCGTATACGTGGGCGCGCCGTCAATGCCGGGGATGCCGCAATATCCGCCGTTGTCTGCGGCGGAGTTCGCGTCCTGCGTGACTCGGAATTCCGTGTATGCCATCGCGGCTTACTCCGGGTTGACCGCGACTTGCAGAATCGTGTTCAGTTTCGCCGACCCGCCCGCGTCGTAATCGTCGCGCAGTTCGATGAGCCGGTTCAGCACGTTGTGCACCATGGCGCCCGTGATGATCGGCCGGCCGTCGGTCGCGGCGCCATCTGCGACAGTTTCGCCCGCGTCGTTGTCGATAAGCGCCGCCATATCGAGCGCATACCACTCGTTGATGACGAGGTTGGCGAAGTTGTACGCCTGCGCCAGCTTGTCGGCCGCGACGCGGACGCGCTCGTTGGTAAACGTGGTGGCCTGCGGACTCGTGATCGCCATGATTAGCCGTCCTGTGCTGTGATCTGGACCAGGGTGATATCGTGCGCCACGCGCACGGTGTAGGTGGTAGCGCCGTCGTAGTAGATGCACGGCGTCGTCTGTGGCGGACCGACCATTTCGACCAGACAGTCGGCATACGTTGACTCGTCACCGCCGCTGTACTCTTCGTGGCGCACCTCGGCGATGGTGCCTTGCAGGGCGGCCACGGTCTCGGCGTGCGTGAGCGCCGCGGACCAAGTGGCGAAGAACTTGACGAAGCGCCACTGCACGGGCTGTCCGCGGGTGCCGAGTTGTTTGGCCGCTTCGCCGTCGATGCCTTCGCGCGTCACGCGGCGTGTGGCCGTGGCCAGTCCCGGCAGCCATTCCCGGCACGGGCCGCCGCCGGTGGCCAGGCGCAGGGCAAACGTCGTGCTGCCGATCTGCGGGTCAGACGCCATCAGTTCCGTCCCTCCCCCTCGCGGTCATCGAGGTAGGCCGGGCGCAGTTCGGGGCCGCCCGTGCGCTGCACCTGCCGTTCGCGCGTCGCGTTGCCATCCTGCAAGAGCCGCGTCTGCTCTTCCAGGTGCCGGTTCAGCGATTCGAGCGCCGCGCCGATGATCTGCTGGTCGTCCAGTCCGCCCATGCCATAGCCGCGCGCGACGGCCATGCCAGCGTCAACCCCCCCCACGTTGCGCACGCCCGTGGTTACGGCCCGGCTCCACCAGCGCGCATACGGGGTGTCGCCGATCCCGCCGCCCCCCTCGCGCTCGGCCTGTTCGGACAACACTTCGCGCGCGTCCAGCAGCGTGCGAAAGCGCATCTCTTTCTGGCCCATCGCCAGATCGGAAACCTGTTTCGCAAGTTCCATCTGCCGCGCCTGTTCGGCGATGCGCATCATCGGCACCCCCCGCACGGACGCGAGCTGCTCGTCGTACAGCGTCCCGCCGTAGCGCGCCGCGCCGACCTCACTCGTCTTGGCGACGACCTCTGCGGCGCCCGCCCCTTTGCCGATCACCTCGTACGCCTGCGCCGCGCGGATATTCGCGGCGATCGATTTGGCGAACTCTTCGGGCTGCGCGCCACGGTAGGCACTGAGGCCCTGCATGAGCCCCGCGCCGCCGAACCCGCCGGCCTGGACGACCTTGGCCAGCGCTTTGAGTCCGGTCGCCCCTTCCTCGGGTGACGCAAAGCCGGTGGCGGCCACGCCGGTGGCGGCCAATATCTCGTCGATCCCGGAACCGATCATCTTCATGGCGCCCGCGGCCTTGATCGCTGCCGCGCCGATGTCTTCGGACGCCACGTCCGATTCCGCGCCCGCGGCCAGCATCCCGGACACGAGTTGTTTGGCGCTGCCGGCCTCTTCGCCGAACATCGTGGCGCTGCGGAACTTGCCGACCGAACGCACGAACTTGAGCGTGGATTCGTCGGTCCCGCCGAACAGGCGCGTCTTGGCCAGTTGGGTCGCATCCCCGGCGCCGATGCCGAACGACTTGGCCTGGAACGTCAGGTTTGACGCGGCTTCCAGCGACATGCCCGATTCGAGCGCCGCTTGCTCGGCTTGCAGCATGGCGATGCCGAGTTCCTGCGGCCCCTTCGTGACCTGCGCCAGCTTGCGCGACGCATCGACGAACGACGTAATCGAGCCAGCGGCGTTATCCGCCTCCTGGCGGATATCGGCCATCACCTTGCGGAACAGCATCCCCGCGCCGCCGATACCGGCGAACTGCATCAGCGACGACTTGGCCGCGCTAATGGCCCCACCGAACCGGCTGGCGCCTTTCGCGCCGCGGTTCATGGCGTTGTTCGTGCCATCCAACCGGGACATCGCCCGGTTGGCCTGCTGCGTCAGCTTTTCGAGTTGTTTCTCGCCGCGTTTGATCTCCTGCGTCAGCTTCTTGAGTTGTTCCTGCGCGCTGGCGGTCTTACCCTCGAGCGAGAGCGATACGGCCTTAGTCATCGGCCACCCCCTCCCCGCCGGCCGGCAAGTTGGCGTACTCGCGCCGCGCGATCTGGATCGCCGCCCAGGTCAAACCGTGCTCGTCCGCCAGCCGGGCCAGTTCCGGGTCGGCCTGCGCTTTGAGTTGTTCCATGCCGTCGAGCGATTCGACGGCGATGAGTTCGGCGCTGGCCGCGTCGAGCAAGCCCAGCGCCAGCACTTCGACCAGCGACACCCGGTAGCACACGGCCAGCACGGCGGCGCAGTACGGGTAGAGCTGCGTGGCATCCGCGGGAAACGCGGCCAGCAGGTCGGCCGCGCGGTCGCGCAGTTCGTTGTACGCCGGGTCCGCCTGATGCACGATCGCGCCCCGCGCGGCGTCGTGCACGGGAATGCCCGGCAGACCGCTGGCGCGCGTCGCATCGCGCTGCGTGCAGGGCAAAACGAGCGGGATGGTCCACATCTGGTCGTCGCGCAGCCGCACGGCGAACCCGGACAGCACGTCTACCGGCTTGCGCAACTGGGCTGGCTTGGGCCGCGCCAGCGGGTTGTACCCGCACCAATAGTCCCCCGTCGGCGCCGGCGTCCACACGATATCGGCCGGCACGTCGCCCCGGTGATAGACGATGCCCTCCCCGCCGTCGGGACCGGCGGGGATGCGTGTCATGGCCGGCGGGACGTCGAAGCGGTCGGCGCCGATCACGCTGTTGAACGTGTCCACGCTCGCGAGGCCCGGCATATAGTAAACGAACTCGGCCATCGTAATTACGACCCGCGCACAATGTTCGCACTTGTGTCGATCGTCAGCCCGCTGGTGGGCCGCACCAGGAACTCCGGTTGCAGCAGCGCCCCGTGTTCACCGCCCACCGCGCTCGGGAGAATCCAGCCACTCGTGCACGCGAGCGCCGTGTGCACGCTGCCGCTGTAGGCGTCTTTCAGGGGCTCGCTGTCGGCCCCCAGTTTGCGCGCGTAACAGGTGAACGTCGTATCCACCCCGCGCCCGTTGAGCCCCAGCGCGCTCACGTAGTCCAGGTGGTTGGTTGTGACCTGGATGGACGGTTCGCGGCGCAGCAGGGCCGCGTGCGTCGGCCAGGGCGTATGCGCCTCGCCCATGATGTCCCAGGCCAGCCCGAAGTCGATGCGCAGCGTGGCGTAGTTGATGTCCGTGGCGTTGTCTTTGATGGGTCCGGCCATATACAGGCTGCTGTTGGTCGTCTCGAGGATGGCCGCGATGCTGACGCCGGCCGCGTACTGCATGGGCGGCTCGGCCCCGCCGGCGATGTCGCCGACCGTATCGTCGCCGCAGCCGACGCACTGGTAGTCCAGCGCGAGGAGTTGCCCGGCGTTCATCGTCAGTCCGTCCGTCCACCACGGGGAGAGCGTGCGGACGATGAGCGTCAGCGCGCCGCTGGTCTGCACGCCGGCCGCGTCGGTCGCGTACTGCGCGATGTAGACCAGGAAGCCGCCCCCGCCGGCCACCGCGCCCGAGAAACCGGAGGCCGCGAGCGCCGTGGCGATGTCCGTTGTGCGCCAGCGGACCACGGGCCGGAAGCTGTTGACCGCCGTATCGGTCGGGTAGATGGCGTTGGCCGGCGTGTCGCGCGTGACGCCGACGCCGAAATCCACGTTGATCCCTTGCAGGCGGTGCAGGATGCTGCCCGACGTGCCGTTGCGCAGCGCGCGGACGGTCCACAGCGCGTTCGCGCCCGCCCCTCCGGCGGGCAGCGTCTGGTCCGCGGTGAACGTAACCGGCACGTTGGTCCCGTCGTAGTCGGCGTAGAACCGCACGGTCAGTTCGGCCAGGCCGTCGGCGTTGTTCGACAGGCTGACCGGGATGGCGACGCCTTTCATCAGCGTCATCTTGGTATTGGTGCTGGTCGAACTCGACCCGCGCGTCCCACCGTCGGAAGCGGACACGAACCAGAAGTCCACCGCGGCCGCGAACGCCAGGTGCGGGATGGCCGGGTCGGTCGTATCGGTGCGCGTGAACAGGCCGGTCGCGCTCGCGGAGGCCCCCAGGAACTGGCCCACGTCGAGCGTGGTACCTTCGATGACGGGCGCGCTGGCCGTCGTCGCGAGCAGCGTCGGGTCCATTTCGCTGCCGCCGGCGTTGAGCGTCTGCTGCAAGCCGGGCGACAGCGTGTAACCCGTCCAGCCCTTCACGGTGAGCGCCGGGCTGCTGAACACAACCCGGTCGAGCATGAATTGTTCAGCCGCCATTGTCTTATTCTCCTAGCCGGCAATCCGGCGCCGTTTCACCGGCCCCCGGTCCAGTGCGTCTTGCAGTTTTTTGCGCAGGTGCTCTTCGACCATGACGCGCATCTGTTCGATCTCGTCCGCGCGGACGGCCGTCAGTTCCTTGTGAAAGTTGGGCCGCTTGTACCCGCTCCAGATGTTGGTCAGGCGCGCGTGCGGCAGTTTGATCTGCACGCGCGTCGATTTGCCGCTCCACTTGGCGGTGATCGTCGGCCGACCCTGGAGGATCTGGTCGCGCATGTGCCGGCCGTTGCGTTGCCGGTAGCGCCCGGTCAGATGGCCCACCATCGGCCGGCGGTGGCCCTTGGCCTGTTCGTACGCACGACTGCGGCGCGTGTACGCCCCGCGGTAGCGCAGCGCGGCCCCGGCCTTGAAGTGCAGCGGCAGCAGTTTGCGGAACCACCACCGGCCGGCCGCGGCCAGCGCGTTGCGCAACTCGCGGGCCACGAGCCCGTCGCGCTGCGCGAGCTTGAGCAGTTCCTCGTTTACGCCGAAATGTGCGACGAACGCGCCCATCGTCAATCCACCGCCGGTCCCGGCCCGAACGTCAGTTCGAGCACGTACTCGAATTTTTGATACCGATCCGTGGTGCTGCCTTCCGCGCGGGCCAGAAACGCCGGCCGCTCGGCCAGTGTGATCGTGTTGTATTCGATCAACGTGTTCGACCCGCTCGGATCTTCGATCCCGTTGATGGCCCGCAGAATGCCCGTCATGGTGTCCACGTCGTTTTCGACGTACACCCAGGCGTTGCGGGCGTCGTTCTTGTATTCCGTCGGCACGGTGTTTCCGACAAACAGTTTCAGGGTGTACGCACACGTGAACGTCTGCACCGCGACCTGTGTATGCGTCTCGCCCTCGTCGCCGCTGAGGATCTCGACATACGGCCACACGAGCGCGTCCACATCGCTCTCGGTCAATACGCCCAGGGGAATGTGCGTCAGCGCCTCGGCTAAATCGGCCGCGTCACACCACGCTTGAAAGTCGCTGTTGGCGGCCAGCCCCGCGCGGATGCGGTTGGCCGCTTTGGTGACTGGCGCTGCGGGTGCAAGGTCGGCCATTTACATCTGCCTCCGCTCGCCCTGGCTGTCGCGGTCGCGGTTGGCGACTTCGGACCGCCAGAAGCCGGCTTGCTGGACCGGCGTATCCGTGACGGTCCAGTTGGCGCCATCGACGGCGAAGCGTCCGCCGAACGCCACGGTCGCAATCTCGCTCACCGCCACTTGGGCGATGGCGCTGCGGTCCAGGTGCGCCGCCTCGTCGTCATGCGTGACCGCCAGGCCCGGCGCAATGTGCAGCATGACCGTGCAGCTCGTCGCGACGGTGGAGTCCGGCGCCGTGTACGTGCCGGTCGCGCCGTGCAGGCCGGCCAGGCCGGGCAGTGTGCCGGCCGCAAAACCTGTTTCGAAGGCCGACGCCATCGGTCATCAGTTCCCGCGCATGTTGAAGTTTGCCACCGTCGCACCCGTGGGGAACCACACGCTGACGGTCTCGAACTTGTCCAGCCCGAAGTCGCTAGCGCGGTAGTGGTTGCGCAGCGCGGCCGCGGCGGTCCCGGAAGCCCACACGTCGTCGTACGCGCCCGGCGTCGCCGACGCGGCGGACGCGGAATTGAACCGCGCGTAGACCGGCTGTCCGCTGTTGTTATGCACGCTGATAACGCTGGCCGGCGGAACGAACGTCCAGAGTCCCGCCGTGTCGTTGACAATCGGCTCGGTCGTCTCAGTCGGGGTTCGCATTTCGCTGGGCATGACTCGCTCCGAAACCTCAAAGATCACAGCTCGCATACGTCGCGCGGTGGGCACGCGGAGCGGAGCGCCGGCGTGCGGCGCCCCGCTCGATTCCGCGCCATTACCCAGCCGCCACCGCGGTCACGGTCGGCGCCGCGCCGGTGTACGTGACGCGATAGGGCACTTCCGCGTCGGCGCGCTCGGCGCTCAGTTTCACCTTGACGGCGATCGCTTCCGACGCGGCCACGGGGCCGACGTTGAACCGCACGCCGCTCTCGCTGTCGTCGAGCGACCCGTCACCGTTGAGCGTGACCTGCGTGCCGGTCAGCAGCGTGCGCTCGTTGGTGCCGTCGGTCTTGCCGACCACGCACACGTCGAGCGTGTCGTCCGCCGTCCCGACCGCGTCCACGCCGGACGTGGCCTTGTTGTAGTCCAGGTCGAGCACGAGATTGGTCAGGCCCGTGCTCGGGGCCGTGACGGTCAAGAGCGTGATGTACCCGGTGTAGTCGGACTCGCTGATATCGATGTCCGTCGTGCCGGCCAGCGTGCTCGTCTGAAACAGGCCCTTGAGATACGCGATGATGCTGGCCGACGTGCCGGGCGCCTTGACGGCCGTGTCGGACTTGTTGCCGACCACGTGCTTGAGCCGGTTGCCGGTCGTGTCGTCTACTCCTGCGTTGCGTCCCATCGGAACACCTCCTTACGGCGTGGGCGCCGATGTGCCGCTCAGGCTCTGCACGACGTACACGTAGTCCGTGGCACCGATCTCGCAGTCCCAGGCGACACGCGCCTGAAACGCGAGCCGCGATTTCAGGAACGATTCCGTCGAGTCGGTCAGCGTGACGTACTCGAAGCGCAACTTCCACTTACGCAGGAACTGCTTTTCGAACCAGCCGAGATACCACGCCGTGGTGGACAGGTCGTCGAGTTTCGGCGAACTGACCAGCGCCGGCCGGTAACTGCCGCGCGGTCCCCACGGGTTGAACTCGTTGGGCACGTCCGGCGTGTACTCGCTGTTGAGCAGGCGCATGGCCGTCGGGGCCAGCGCATCCGGCACGAGCAGTTTGCAGCGGCTCATGGGGATGGCGATCCGCTTGCCGCGCGAGTTTTTCATCGCGGCCAGCACGTCCCGCACGGCCTCCAGGTCGGACTCGTCCGCCAGCGCGTTGCTGTTCACGCGCGTCCCGCTCGGGGCGCGTGTGCCCGGCGTGTTCGCGGTCGTCGAGTAGAGCGACGTACCGGCGCCGTTGGGGCGCAACACGTACGGCTCCGCGGCCGACGCGGCCGAACCGTCGATGTCACACACGCGCCGCAGCGTCTGCTCTTCGACGAACTCGGCCGCAATCTCGCCCAATTGGTTGACGCGCTGCACGATGTTCGCGAGGTCGTTTTCCTCGATCGCCTCGGCCGTGATGCTGACCCGCCGCCCGTTGCGCTTGGAGCGGATTTCGTACTTCTCTTCGCCCGCGCCAACCTCGGGAAAGTCCTTCGTTTCGTCCACGCGATCGACGCCCGTGTCCTCGCTGGTGAGAGATGCGAATTCCGACACGCGCTTATTGTCCTCGAAGTCCGTGACGAGCTGCTCGCCGATCGTCGGCACGGCTTCGTACGCGGCGTTGATGCCCGCCACGGTCAGCGCGCCCGACAGGAGCGGGAAGGCGCTGGCCATGATGGCCCGCCGCTGCCCGGCCATGTCGATGTGTGTCTCGACTTCAATGTCTGCCAGCGCGTTCCATAGCCGTGGCAGATTGCGGAGCGTCTGCCAGGACAAATTGCCGTCCGCGATCGCCTGTCGGACGGTCTCCATGAAGCGGCCCGGCTCGTTTTGCGCCAGCGTCCGCAGCGCGTCCTCGCGCAGCACGCCGTCGTCGATGACGATCGTCGGGGACAGGCGCGGCTTATTCTTGGTGGCTACCATCGGTTTGACCTCCTTAGACCACCAGCGCCGAGTAGTAGCTACACGCCGCCTTGATTGCGATTCTGGCCTTCGACACGCTACGGATGGTCGTGCCCGCGTCGCCGCTGGCATCATCCGTGAGGTGTCCCTGTTTGTCGGGGTAGTGCTCCTGGCCCACGATGTAGCCCAGCACATTGGAACCGGCCGTCACGGTCACGGTCTCGCTGTCGCTGTAGTACACCGCCGTACCGGCGCCATCGTTGCCCGCGGCCGCCAGGTCGAACTCGAAGATATCGCCCGGCCGCGGGACGATGATTTCGTAGTAACCAGCCCGGTCGCCGGACTTGATTTCCTCGTTGGCGATCGCGACGTTCGAGTTCATCCCGAAATCGGAGTCGAGCGGCACCCAGGCCGTGTTCGTGTCGCCCGTGAGTTCCAGCAGTTCGCCGCGCTTGATGGCCTGCGTGGCGCCCGCCTGAAACTTGCCGAGCATCACCCGCGGTTCGCTGGCGCCGTCCAGATTGCCGACCCAGCGCATTTGATTCGTTGCCATTGGTCAGCCTCCTTACAGACTGTTGAGCGCGCGCGCCAACTGGTCGGACGACACGTCCGCCATCTTCGGCTCGTCGCGGCCTGCGTCCTGGCGCTTGCCCTGCGTCGGCGCGGGAGTCCCGACCGCCTCCGCCCGTTGCGCGTGCTCGGCCTGCACGACCGCGCGCATTTCTTCGAACGTGCCGCCCTTGAGCAGCACGCTTTCGGCGAACTCGTGCAGCGCCTTGGGCGTCACGGCCATTAGCCGCCGCCGCAGCGTCTCCTCTTCGGTTTCAGGCTCGAGGAGAACCCGCTCGGTGGCCGTCTCGGTCGTGGCGCCCTCTTCTGTCGCCGGGGCTGCCGTCGGCTTGTCGTTTGTATCCATCGCGGATACCTCCATCTGAGAGTGGCGTTGTTCAGTAGCCCCGGTCAGGGCTTGTACGTGTCGCTCGATCTGGCACACGAGGTCGCGCAGTTCGGCCAGGCCGTCCGTCGCGAAAAACATGCGTTTGAGCGCGTCCGCGTCGGCCGGCACGGGCACGACCGAAATCTCGAACAGTTCCCACTGGCGGACGATCCGCGCCGGACCCTCGATGCGGTTCTCGCCGCGCCCGGACACCTCCCCGTCGGATACGATTTCCACTTCGAGCGGGATGAACCCGATACTCAGGGCGGACACAAATCCGCCGCTGATGAGTTGCCAGGCCTCAGTCGCGCGTTCGGTTTCGGCGAACGTGACCTCCGCGATGAGTTCGCGCTTGGCCGTCTTGACCGTCGCGTTGCCGATCACGGCCCCGACTTCCCAGCGGTTGTGCGTGTCGAGTACGACCGGATTCTTGCGGTAGCGCGTCAGGTCCGCGCCGCCCATGCGCAGGTGTTCCGGCCCTTGCCACGTCTGCACCCCGTTCTCGGTTGCGGCCACGAACGTAGCGCGCCGCTGCTCCTCGTCGATGTCCCGTACGGTCACGCTGTCGAGCAGCGCCCGCGTGACCGGCTTCTCCGTCGTTTCCGTCGCCGTGGTGCTCATCGCGTAGACCTCGCTCGTTCAACCGCCCAGACGTCCAGAACACCCAGGGCACCAAGACATAGTTGCGCTGCTGGCGCTCTTCGCGTTTTGGCGGTGCTCTTACAAGTGCCCATGCCCATTGCCTCCCGCGCCGACCAGTGTGCGCGCTTCGTCCTCGGTCTCAATTTCGCTGCCCGCGTGCTCTTCCCCGCTCACCGGGCTGAGGCCCGTCTTGCGGACCGGCACGTCGCCCCACGCCGCACGCGGCAGTCCCAGCACGGCCCGGATCTCGTTGATGGTCAACACGCCCGCCTCGACGTGGTACTGGAGTACGTCCTGATCGTTGAAGCGCAGCCGCGGACCGTCCGGCGTCTCGACCGGCAGTCCCAGCGCGCCGCGCGCTTCGGCCACGCCGATCGGCACCCCGCTCCGCACGGCCCGCGCGATATCCTCCATCGGTTTGGCCGTCGCCGCGTTGTCCAGCAATCCGGCCGCTTCGAGGGCCACTCTTTCGCGCTGGCGCTGCGCAATGACCTCCTCCCAATCGAGGCCGAGTTGCGCGAGTTCGTATTGCAGCGTCGTGAGTCCGGCCTTGAGCGCCGTCTCGACCGCCTTGGCCTCTTTGAGCGGGTCCACCCACTTCCACCCGTTGCCAATCCAGGCCACCAGGCCGATGTCCGCCGGCGTCACACCCCACAGGCGCTGGTCGCCGCGCAGCAGGCCGTCCGCCATGACCTCGTGCCAGAGCCAGCCCAACGGGTCCTCGGCGAACCAGGACCGTTCATCGGTGTACGTCTGCCGCGTTTCAAGCAAGTCCGTGCGCGCCGACGAATACGTGGAGTCGCCGAAGTCGCGCAACACGACCTGCCAGCTCACGCCGACCGCCGCGCCGATCCGCCGCGCGATCGCGACGATGAACGGCACGAGTTCGGGGGTCGGGAAGTTCGGAATCAGCGTCTGGATTGACTCTTCCGGGTCGAGCTTGAACAGCATGCCCGGTTCGATGTCCTGGTCGAGTTGGTAGCCGTACTTATCCGCCGTCGTCGGCAGCAGATCATCGACGCCGCCCTTGCTCGTGATGAACGCGGCCAGACAGGCGGCGATCTGCGTGCGCTTCAGCGCCGCGAGCATGAGCAGGTCCAGGTCGCGCAGTTCCTGCAGGACCGCGTGACACAGCGGTACGCCGCGCGTCTGCCCACTGCGGCCGATACGGCGCAGGTGTTTACACAGTTCTTTCGGGATGCGCGCGTATTCGTCGGACTTACCGATGCTCGTCACGGTGTTGGAGCCGGGATGGTGCTTGCGCACGTGGTAGGCCACGGGCACGCCCAGCGCCGTGCGTTCCACGCCGTCGCGGAGTTCGTGGCCCTCGGCCGGCTGGTAACTCAGCGGCGTGGCCACGCGGTCGGCTTCGACGAGTTCGAACGTCAGCGGCTCGTCCGGCCCACGGGCCGCGTGCTTGATAAACACGTCGCCGTCGCGGATGACCGAGAGGTAGGGAGTTTCTGCGCCTCGTGGAACGAAATGTCCTCGGCCGGGAACAGTTCGTTTTGGCGCGCTTTCCAGAACGCCTCGATGCGCCGGTTCTTGTCGGTATCGCCGGTGCGCGCCTGCGGGCGCAGGCCGGTGCCGATGACGTTCGTTTTGAACGTGCGGTGCAGGCCGCTGCCGATCGGGTCGTCCCGCTCCGCTTCGCGCGCCCGGTTCCGCAGTTCGGGCAGGTCGCCCGAAATCTCGGTGTCCGCGTCCCCGGCCCCCCCGCGCCACGGCGTGCTGTTACCCTTTTTGGCCGCGCGGTAGCCGCGCGCTCGCAGCAGGGCCAGCACGGAAGCGCGGTAGTCCGGGTCGCGGGCCATGCGGCGGAAGTGTTGCCGGCGGACGGCGCGGGCCGGGGACAGCAGCCCCACGCCCCAGTCCACGAACCGCGTGATCGTATCGCTCGCGGACTTCATACCGTGTGCCTCGTCCGCGTGGTGATGAGTCGTCGCCCGCTGTCCGTGGTCTGTGCCAGCGCTGCCTCGAGCGCGTCGATGGCGTTTTTCAGTCCGGTCAGTGCTTCGCGCCGTCGGTTGCGGAATTCCCCCGCGCTGCCTTCGACGTCGAGGCCGGAGTTGATGGCCTCGGCCACGGCGTATTTCGTGGTGGCGGTCGCGATATCCCCGTCGGCCAGCGCGTCCGCGCACTCGGCACACGCATCCTGAAAGGCCGCAACGGTGATCTGCGTGGTCGCCATGCCGCGTTATGTAACACGTCACGGCGCCAACCGGGCGCGCGACTTTTCTGACTCAGAAAAGAGGGGGGCGCGGTCAGAGGCCGCGTTTCAGGTGGCGTCGGCGTCGGCGCCCGGCGTACCGTCCGCCCCCAGCAGCGTCACGGGCAGCTTGTATGCGTGGCCGCACGCCCGGCATTCCAGGTACGCAATCGTGTCGTTCGCGTGCCGGACGCGCACGGCCCGGCAGCCCCCGCGCCGGAACCACATATGCCGGCACCGCGGACACGGCAGGACGGCCGCGTGCCGGGCCAGCTTCAAGTAGCGCTGCGGCAAGCTGCGGCCCTGCGGCCAGAGCACGTTACCCCCGCGGTATTCGTACTGCGGCTCCTGCGTCTCGAGCGGGGGGTCCTGCGTCACCGGCTCCACGGGTTTGTTCGGTTTCGGTTTCGTCGTGTGTTTGCGTTTGGGCATGGGGGGGTTCTCAGTTCTCAGTCGTCAGCCTGAAATCTCAAATCTGTTTGTTCCTGCGCAGTCATTGACAGCCGCGGCTGACCGTCGATGTACGGCCGCTCCACGAGCGCTGGCCGGCCCGCGCGTGGCTCCGTGGCTTCGTCGCTGCGTGGCGCTCTGCTCATCGTCCAATCCTCCAACTCCCGCCCGACCGGCGCTGTCCGCCGGCGGCGCGCCGGGCGTACCCGCGCGTCCGCGTCTGTTCCGGGGGCCGCGCGAAACCCGCCAGCGCCACGCCCAGCCCGCGCGCCGCGCACAGGCCGTACACTTCGCAGTCCAGAAAGTGATTCGCCCGCACGCCAGCGATTTTTTCCCAGCGCGGCGTCTTGAAGTCCGTGCGCCACTCCTCGCTGGTCAGGTGCCGGTGGTAGGCCCGCACCGTGTTCGTGTGCACGCCCGCGGCCGGGAAGTGCCAGTAACCACTCTGCCCGCGCGGAATGCGTAGCAGGCGGCGCAGTACGGTTTTCGCCTGACTCACGTCGAGCGGGCGATATGGGCGCTGCCGGTCGTCCAGGCGCGGCTTGGCCGGCCAGAGCGCGAGCCGGATCCCCGCCTTTTGCCCGAGCACCATGCGCCAGTTCTGCTGCCGCCCGCGCGTCTGCCACCAGCCACCGACCACGTCTTTCTCGTACCCGCGGTCCACCACGCAAATCGTCGCGCTGCGCTGGCCGATGATCTCCCCGGCCGCGTCGATGACTGGCCAGCCCGCCGCGGCGAGTTCGGCGACCTCTTCAAGCCCTTCGGCGATCGCGACCGCGCGCCGCTTGCCGCGGTCCCGCTTCGACTCGTCGGCCAGGCCCTTGAGCGGTTTGCCGCACGTGCCCAGGTCGATGAGCCACGTCTCGCCGTCGCTTTTGCGCCACGCCCGCACGATGTAATAGACGTAGCCCGATTGCACATCGACGCCGACGGTCACGACGTCGGCCGCGTCGGGTATGTGCCCGGCCGGATACTTCGCGGCATGCTGTGTCAACTCGGCCTCCGTCAGTTTGTCCTCATCGACCTCGGGCTCTTTCCACGGCACGGCCCGAATCCGCTTCTGGAAGTTGATGACTTTCTCGGGATTGCCGCGCCCCTCGAGGTACTCGGCCGCGAGCGCCCCCCAATCCGCGAACCGCCAGTAGAGCGCGCTGCGCCAGAACCCCGCCACGGTCGTGTCGCGCCGCGTGTCCGGGTACACCGCGTGCTGCGCCGGGTCGATCCACGTTCCGCCCTCGGTCGGTTCCGTAATCCAGTTCTTGCCCGGCGGGGTGGACACCCACAGGTGATCGCGGAGCATCCCCGGCACCGACCGCCGGCGAATCTTGTGGTGGCAATCCGCGTGCGCGCACTTGAGCCACGCGCCCGTGCGGGCCTTACGCGGGTTGGTGCTGTCGAATTGCAGCCGACCCCACTCGAGCAGTTGATATGTCCCGCACTTGGGGCACGGGACGAACGGCACGTAGAACGCGGAGGCGAACAGCGTGCGCGCCAGGTAGTCGTCCACCGTGCCCGGCTGTCCGAGCAGCAGGTAGCGTCGCTGATCGGCCGGGTAGGCGTCGGCGCGTTCCTGCGCCACATCGACCGGGTGGTCGCCCTCGGGGAACACGCGCATGGCCTGCACGTCATCGGCCACGATCCGCGGCGCCGTCGCCGACGCCAGCGCCCCGCGTGATTCCGAGCCGCGTACGAACAGGCTGGTCTTGTTCGTAAAGTCGCGCCGCTCTTTGGTACCCGCGGCCTCGCGGTCCAGCGGCAGCAGCGGTTCGGTTTTCGCGCTGGCCAGCAGGGCGGGCGCGATTTTCTTTTGCCACACGTCTTGCGCGAGCACGGCGGACGCGGCGAAATAGAACACGTTGGTCCCGGCCTGCTCGAGCGCGGCGAGGATGAAGTTGGTGCCGAGTTCCGTTTTGCCCGCGCGTTGGGGGCTGCCCATCAGGGCCACACGCGTCCAGCGCGGATCGTCCGCGGCCCGTAGCGGCGTGACGGCCAGCGGGTCGATGGCGTGGTCCCACCGCACCGGCACGCCCGCGGCCCCGACGTACGGACCGTGCGTGACGTAGCGATGCCGCGCCACCCATTCGGGCAGGTCGAGTTCGTCACGCGGGGCGACGATCTGCCGGACTATTTCGGGTAGCGCGTTAATTGCTCACGTACCTCGTGCAGGTGTTGGGCGATGACGGCCCGGCGCCCGTCGGCCCGCACGCCTTCCAGCTTGACGGGCAGTTCGGTGGCCAGCCGTTCCAGGCAGGCCACGAATATCTGCGCCACCCGCGCCAGTTCCTGCTCGTGCTCCGCGCGGTCCACCACTTCCGCCGCCGCCTGTTTGGCCAACACTTCGGCGCGGCGCGCTTCGGCCGCGAGCCGGCGCGTCCGCCACTCGGCCAGTTGCTGGTCGGCCTGCGACGTCGTGTGCGGGTTGCGCCACGCCAGCCAGTCGCGCAGGTTGTAGCCGTGCTCGGTCTTCGCCGGCCCGCCGCTGGCGAGCCAGCCGTCCACGGTCTTGGGCGACACGCCGAAGATCCACGCCAGTTCGGGCTTGCTGGTGGCGTAGACCGCGTGCGGCTCGTCGTATTGCTCACCGGCCAGCAGTTGGTGGAGCGCGAACACGACGTCGGGCAGGCTGACCGTCGCGCCGTCGAAGGGTATCCCGCTCCGCGCGGCCTGCGCCTTGAGTTGCCGGCCGTACTTGTCGCCGGCCATTTCCTTCCAGTGTTTGCGCGGGATGCGGCGGTAGTGTTCCCAGCGCTGGCGTTCCTCGCGCTCGGCCTCCACGCGCCGCAGGGCCGCGGCCTCGCGCGCGGTTGGCTTCTCCTTGCGCTGCCGCTTCTGCAATGCGGCCTGCGCCAGTTCGCGGTCCAACCGCTCGGACACACTGGTCGTTTCGTCGGTCTCACGTTTGCGCGTCACGTTGGGGGGTCACACATCTCAACTCTCAGATGCCACGGGGAAGGGCGTGCCGTCGTCCCTGTGGGGTACGCGCCCGGTCAACTTGTGCCAGCGCCGGCAGATGACATCCACATAGCGTGGCTCAATCTCGATTCCGTAACACTTCCGCCCGAGCTGTTCCGCGGCGATGAACTGCGACCCGCTGCCGGCGAACGGCTCATAGCAGACCTCGCCTTGCTTGAGGTGGTTGCGGATCGGGATGGCGAACAGTTCGATGGGTTTCTGCGTCGGGTGCTGCCCGCTGTCCTCGTCGCGCCCGCACTCCCAGACCGACGTCTGCGACTTGTTGCCGAGCCATTGCGGCTGATGCCCCTTCACCCAGCCGTAGAAACACGGCTCGTGCGACCAGTGGTACATTCCCGAGCGGGTCAGAACGAACCCCGGTTTACGCCAAATTATCTGGCGGTGTAGCACGACGTTTGCCGCCGCCGCCGCCGCAAAGAACCCTTGTGTCAGATGCGCATGCCAGAGATACCACGCCGCGCAGTCGAGGTGCGGCAGCGCCGCCGTGAACGCCCGCTCGAGGAAGTCCTGTAAGGCCGGCCCCTCGTGCCCGTCGTTTTTCAGGTCGCCCCATTGCTCGTTGTGCTTGGCGAACCCCGATCTGGGAATGCCGTCTTTCGTCTTGCTGTAATTCACCCCATACGGCGGGTCGGTCGCGACGAGTTTTGCCTTGGCGCCGTCCATCAGGCGTGTGACCGCCTCGGCGTCCGTGCAATCACCGCACAACACCCGGTGCTCGCCCAGGTGCCACAGGTCGCCGGGCCGCGACAGCGCTGCCGGCCGCAGCTCGGGCGCCTCATCCTCTTCGACCTGGCCGTTCCCGCCCGTGTCAATCCGCAGCTCATCCAGCAGCAGCGCGTCGTAGACGTCGGGCAACTCGCCGCTGATTTCGTCCAGCAGCGCGTTCAGATCCTCGGTGAACTCGCCCGAAATGGCCGGCGAGTTGAGGGCGACGTTGAGCGCCTTCTCCTCCGCGTCCGGCAGGTCCACGACCACGACATCGGCCTCGGTGGCGCCCCGGTCGGCCAGCGCCTTGATGCGCTGATGCCCGCCGACCACGCGCCCCGTCCGCTGGTTCCAGACGATGGGCTGCACGAGGCCGAACCGATCCAGGCTGGCCCCCAGCCCCGCCATTGCTTCGTCCGAAATCCGCCGCGGGTTGTAGTCCGCGGGCACGAGGTCCGCGAGCGGCATTGTCGCCAGCTTGTGCCGCTTAACGCCCACGGTGGCCCCCAGTCAGTTTCACCCGAACCCAGCCCCAGCCGCGGCCCAGAACTCGCGCCACGGGCCAGCCGTGTAGCCGTGTCGCGCCCCAGGAACCGCCCCCCACGCCAGATTTTTCTCCGCGCGTAGAAAAACCGCCCGAACCATACCGTCGCTTCGCGACCCCGGTCCCCGTCCAGGAGGACCCGCAAGCATCGATGTGGCC